GATTGGGCAGTGCCTCGGGGAGATGGTGCTGACGTGGGACGATGACGACATCTACCTGCCGGGCTACATCTCCTGGCTCGTGAGGCACATGGAGGGGCGCGACTGGGTGAAGCAGAATCACCGCTGGTCCATGAACGCAAGCCGCAAGGTTCACCTGTCAGAGCAGGCCACCAACCAAGTGATGTTCCGCAAGGATGCGTGGCATCGCTCTGGAGGCTATCCCCACATGGATAGCGGCGAGGACCGGGTGTTCATGGACCGCTTGAAGGCGTGCTCGAAGGGCGATGTAGTGCCGTGCGCGTGCGAGGAGATCGGTTTCATCTATCGCTTTGGATTCGGACCTTACAACATCAGCGGCATTGGGCCGACGGTGCTGGGCCGCCCTACCGGGATGCGCGAGGCGGAGCGGCTCGTGCTGATGAAGACGCACCGGTTCGGAACCATCAACTTGCGGCCTCACTGGCGGGCTGAGTACGACCGGATTGTGAAAGCCTTATGCAAATAATCTCCATAGTAATGACCGTCCGCAACGACCAGGACGAGGCGAACCGCACCATTCAGTCCATCCGCGATACCGCTGGTGATCGCGTCGAGATTGTGGTCATCGACGACGGCAGTGATGTGCCGCTGGTGCTGGCTGACGGGAACACCGTCTTCTACCGCGTCCACGGACGCTGTGGCGTCGGACCCGCGCGTCACCTCGGGGCCACACTCGCCAGTCGTCCATGGCTGCTCATCATCGACGCGCACATGCGCTTTGAGCCCGGCTGGCTGGAGATCGCTGAAGCACGCCTGAAGAGCCATGATCGGACACTTTTCTGCGGCACCTGCATCGGCCTCGACCGTGGTAACATGGAGATGAGCCGACCTAACAGCGTGTACAATGGCGCATTCATCCGGTTCGTCGGACCAGATGAGAACACTGGCAAGATGCAGTTCCTGGAGGCCAAGTGGCTGCGCTCCCCCGTGGCCGACAACGAGGAGATTCCTTGCGTGCTCGGTGCCTGCTACTTCATCCAGCGGAGCTTCTTCTTCCAGATTGGCGGTCTGCGGATGCTCACCGGGTGGGGGAACGATGAGGACTTCCTCTCGTTGAAAGCGTGGTTGGCAGGTGGGTCAGTGCGGCTCCTGAAGCCAGTTCGAATCGGCCACCAGTTCCGCACGGCCACCACCTATACCACCAAGACAGCGGCCATCCTGCGGAACAAGCTGATGATCGCCACCACGATCTTCCCCGAGGATGCTGCCAGATGGTTTTCTGCGATGATGTTGGCGCACACGCAGCCCATCGGAGAGATCAACCTGGCCATGCAGCTTGCCAAGAATGACCAGCCGCAGATCGAGTGCGAGCGGGCCATGTACAATGCCGTGTTCGAGCGGTCGTTCGAGGCGTGGCTGGAACGCTGGACAGTTCAGCGGTTCTGGTAGAGAGTTGCGCCATGAAACATATTCTCGCCGCAGCTTTTGTGACATTCGACTTCGCGGTCTTCGCGCTGGCCGCGCTGGCAGCCGTGGTTGCCATCGTGATTGCTGGTGGCCGCCGGGACCGCAATTCCCTCTGATTTTCTCCGCTGGCCGCATGGCGCGCAGGGAGATCTTGCGACGGCACTTGGGTTGAGTTGGTGCTCATGCAACACGGCGGCGGAGATTTCCTGAAAAAAAGATTTGACGCGGTGGCCCACTATGGTCCATCTTCACGTCGTGCAGCAGACAACCTCAACAATTTCCAGCCCCGCCGACGCCCGGCTCATGTTTGCTGCACAACTTACGGAAAGCAAGGCGTGGTGGGGCTGGACTACTTTGAGCGCGTGGCGTAATAGCAGCGCACGCAAGTCCGAGACGCAGCAATGCGGAGTAGGCATCCAAATGGCGGGTGAAGGTGCAATTCCTTCCGCGCTCACCCCTTCCCACTCATCTCACCAGCAAGCCATCTCGCAGACTCATAGCTGCGTGACGCTGGCGGGGTGGATCGGAAGCTCCGCCCGGCGAGTGTCCGTGTGCGGAGTTTTGCTTAGGCAGGGTAGCGCCCTGATGAACTTGGAGGTTACGGGCCAATCCAAGCGAGATCGACAAATGGAAGAAACCCCACAGGAAACTGTGAACCCGTCAATTTCTCCCACAGCAAACACGAAGTGAAAAAACCATTCCTCATCGGCCTCTCCGGCTACAAGCAGTCTGGTAAAGGTGTCCTTGCAAATCACCTCATTGACCAATGGAGCTTCGTGCGTTTCGAGTGGGCTGGCCGTTTGAAGGCTGCGCTTTCAGCGATGGGCGTTGAGGATGAATTTCTCCACGGTGCGCGCAAGGAAGAGAATGTCCCCGTCTTCAACAAAACTGCCCGCCAACTCATGCAAACCCTAGGCACCGAGTGGGGCCGCGATCTCGTGGACAAAGACCTGTGGGTGAACCTCTGCTGCGCCAGGGATATTGCACCGGCTCTGTGCTCCAACCGATCAGTCGTCCTCGAAGGCACCCGCTTCCCGAACGAGGTGCAGGCGATTCGTGACCGGGGAGGCATCGTCATCCACGTCACCCGGCCAGGCTGCGTGTCGGATGGCCACCGGTCAGAGATCCTGCCGGACTTTGATCTGGAGATCGTGAATGACGGGTCGAAGGAGGACTTGTGCCGGAGGTTTGATGAGCTGGTGTTTCTGGTGTAACCTTATGGATGCATCACTCCTTGGTGAAAAAACAATGGACCTGGTACGGAAGTTCAAATCTTCCGAGCGTTATGAGATTCCGCCAAGAAGTGATCCTGAGAATTTCACGTACATCATAACAGATCAAGAGAAGTCTGAAAACTTACCACTTCTTCCGACGGATGAGTGCTGGGTTCTGAATCATTTCTGGTCAACTTCAGATTTGACTCAAAAATCTGACACATTTGGTCCGTGTTTTTGGAGGCGAAAGAAGAGTCCCAAATCGGATTGACACCGCATCCCCGTCAGCCAGTATCCCGCTGGCATGACCAGTTGTCCGCTTCCGAGCCAGTTCGACGCCTTGCGCCCGGCTGATCCGCAGAATCCCACCTGCGATGAGCTGCGGAACATCCTGCTCAACGGCAACAACCTGCTGGCCGACTTCAACGCCTGCTGGTACAACGAGGACGGCTCCCTGACAACGAACCTTGTGGCCCAAATCTGCGCCACCTCCTGCTGATTATGGCCCTACCCGCTCTCCCCACACCGTCCCAGTTCAACGCCCTGCGCGTCACCTCGGGAGATCCCGCCTGCACGGTCCTCCAGAACTACGTGGCGATGATTAACTACGTGGCGGACTGGTACGCCAACATCTACAACCCGGACGGCTCGTTCACCCAGGAGTTTATCGACAAGATTTGCGCTACGGGCTGCGCGGGCGGTGGTACCGGATCATCCACCACCGGGGCTTCCAGCAGCGTCTCGCTGTACATGGCCAGCCGGTTCCTCGACAGCGGCGTGTACCGGGGCCGATTCTTCTACATCGACTCCTCCTCGTTCACCTACAGCACGATCAACGGCAGCATGAACGAGGTCATCACAGGAATTGCTGTGCGGCCTTCCGATGGCAAGGTGTTCGTGCTCTACTACGACTGGACACTTGGAGTGCATCCGCTGGACCTATGGCTCGGCACGATCAGCACTTCAACCGGCGTCATCACACCGATTGCAATCACGGTCCCCGGTGGCGGCCTGCTCCCGAATCCTGACTACTCGCTGTGCTTCCGCGCTGACGGCACGCTGTTCATGTCCAATCGCCTCGGGGCTCCGCAAATCTACACCGTCAACACGACCACCGGAGTACCCACGGCCCTGGGCGCTGGCATCTACTGGGGTGGCACTGGGACGCTCAAGCCGGACTCCATCAGCTTTGACGCCAGCGGAATCCTATACGGGTACGGTTGCGATGGCAGCGCGGTGGCAGGAACGCTCTTCACGATCAATACCACTCCGAACCCGTCATATGGGCTCGCGCTCGTGGCGACGCTCTCCTGCGGCTCCGTGAACCCGTGTGGCACTTTCAATGCGCTGGCGATCAAGGGCGGCCAGAAGATGGTGTTCTACACTGGCACTGGCGATCTGTACTCCATCCGCGACGGCTCCGGGTGTCTCTCTCCAGCCGCGCTCAAAATGCTCGGCTCCACGGCCATGGCTGACGTGACTGCTGCTGGAGGCATCCCATCGTAATGGCCTCGCCTTTCAAAACCGTGGTGATGCGCCCGTTGACCGGTCCGATGGATTCGCGCTCCAACCCGGAGGACTGCCCGCCGCTGTCCTTCCGCTTCAAGCTCAACATGGAGGTGGACACCAGCGACCGGCTGGCGCGGGGCTACGGCTGGGACCGGCTGCTCCACGATGCCGCCCGCTACTCCAATCAGGATGCCCACGATCAGGGCGACTGTTACGACACCTCCCCCACGCGCGAGCCAATCACCTTCCTTTCCGAGTTTACCCGCACGGACCAGGCCCGCAAGCTGTACCATGGCACGCGCTCCCGGCTGGCCTTCCTAAACGAGAGTGATGGGTCGTGGACCACCGTGGCGCGCGGATTCGGCGGTGGCGCGGCGACGGACACGCAGATCCGCTGGAGTGCTGGCCAGTCGGTGGACACGCTCATCCTGACCAACGGCATCGACAAGCCGCAGTCGCACGTCATCGGCGTGTCCCCGGCCGCGTGCGGGATGAATTCTGTGTCCGAGGTGGCGGACCTGAATACCCTCAAGGTGACGCAGGCGCGCATCGCCACGCAGTTCTCCGGCTGCGTGTTCCTGATGGGTGTCACCCAGGACGGGCGCTTCTATCCAAGCCGGGTGCGCTGGAGCGGCGTCAACAAGCCGCTGACGTGGGTGCCGGGGCTGGACACAGTGGCAGGATTTCAGGACTTGCCGTACACGGAGACGATCCTCGGAGCCATCGAGGTGCAGAGCAACCTGGTGATCTTCACCGACAGGTCGATCTACCGCTGCTACGTCAACGGCAATACCTTCGGATTCACCCGCACCTACACGGAGCCCGTCAGCAAGGATCGCTGTCTCGTTTACCCGGACACGCTGGTCACGGACGGCTCCAACTGCTGGTACGCTGGGCGGGATGGATTCTATGAATGGAATCTTTACGTACAGCAGCCCAATCGTCCAGATTGGCTGTGGCGTTCTTCCAACCTCGTCTTCGACAACATCGACCAGACGTGCTGCCGGGGACCAGTAGGCCAGTACTGGCCGGAGAAGAAGAGCATCCTGTGGTCGTGGCCCCGGAGCGGTACTGACTGCCAGCCGTACCGGACCATCCATGCCAACCTCCGCTCCCTGACGGCCCACATCATCGACCACGGATTCACGGCCTTCACCTCATTTCGGTCGGACGCGCAGATGACCATTGGCGACTTGCTGGACACCTGCACTGTGGACTTGCGCACCTTCTGCGCACAGCTCGGCGACAAGCGCCTTATCGAGTTCTGTCAGGAGTGCAATGCCCAGCAGATCATCGTCGGCGCATCGTCGGAAGATTGGTGTCTGAAGGAGCTTGGCAGTTCGTATCACCGTGACACCTGCACCAACGCGGCCACGGGGACGGGCACGCTCGGGCCGGATGGCACCTTCCAGCCGTTCGTCGGTCAGTATCAGTCAGACGGCTACTTCTCGATCATCCGGGGCATGTTCCCGCTTGGCAACATGGACCGGGATAAGCAGATCAACGACTTCCTCCTGAACGCCAAGCAGGACTTTCTGCTCGGGCCGCTCAACTATTGGAGGCTGAGGATCGGCACTTCCTACGAGGCGCGGGACGCCAACCCTGATGGCAATGTGCTGGCGTTCGCGTACCCAGGGGATGATCTGGCACCGGCCTACGTGGATGAGTTCTCCACGGATGGCGGCTACTGCGAGGTGCTCTGGCATCTCCAGTCCGACCGGGAGATCCACTGCGTTGATAAAGACACCGAGGCGCAGTACCTGGCCAATAACACGCGGCCTAGCGAGGGGAGAAACTGGCCGCTGTTCGAGCAGGGGAGGTTTCTGTACTACGAGATTACGGCGATCTCCAAGGACCAGTTTGGACAGGTGGTGCCACCGGTCGGCGCTTCCTTCATCGCTTCACGGGTGCAGGTGCAGGCGCGGGTGATGCAGGTTTGAGTGATTGTCGCCACTCCGTAAACCTCCGATTGAAAGCCCGGCGCTGCACCGCTCCCAGCATTGGCAGCGGGCTTTTCGACTGGATGGTGTTCTTGAGATAGCGCAGGGATTTTCCTGGGTGGAGGAGATTGATGCCGCAGGCGTTCGTCACCCGGTGTGCGGTTTCCAGATTCACCTTCCCCCATGACATGCGCGTAGAGATTCGTTCGATGGTGCGGAGCGGTACGCTGGAGTACGCTGACACCTGGGCGATTGTCAGGAAGTCCTTCCGGCCCGTCGCAATGGCGATGCACAGGAACGGCGGGATGCGGTCAAGCTTCTGGAGCAGGGTCATTCCTCAACAAGCTCCAGCAGTTCCTTGTTCGCGTCCCCGCACTCACGACCTTGCGTATTGGTCACACCCAGCATCCCCTCCCCGGAGAAGTGCAGCACATACCCATCTGCCAGTGGATAATCGAACGGCGGCGGATTCTCCACGGCGAACTGGAAGAACGCTACCACCCCGGCAGCATCGCACCCGCAGTGCTTCACGAGCACCTTCCAGATGCGCCCCGCCATGTCGCGCGCCTTGAAGGCATCCATCTCCGCATCCGTGACGAGTTGCACGGTGCCAGCGGACCCCGGAGCGATCTCCTTCAGGTTGACGAAGCAGGACCGCTTACTAGCCGTGGTCAACGCGGTGAGCCCGGCCGCCAGGCTCTGCTTGCAGGCATTGCACTGTTCAGCCTTCAACTGGCCGGTGCCCACGAGCGTAGCTGGCCGGAACATCTCGTAGCAGATCGGGCAGCAGCGGGTGAACTCGGGAGG